GTTAAAAAATATTCATCAAAGATATCAAGTTGAGCCTGCTTTGCAAATAGATTAAAATCCGCAGGAGATATATAGCCATAATTATTTTTGTTTAGTATAGCTAAAACAGTATTTCTAACAGCATTAATCATCTATAAGTTTTTTACAAAGATACGTAAAAAAAAAGAGGTCATTAATTTTGACCTCTTATTGAATAATGTTTTTTAAATATCCGATTCTAAAACTTTTTCTAGTAGTTTTAATGATTCTATACCATCATCACTTTGCAAATAAGATGAAACTATAAACATTGCATCTTCTCCATACGGAACAGTCAACATTTTAGTTTTATTGGTTTTTAAATTAAACCACACTTCTTTGTTGTTTTTTCTAAATGATAGTAATCCTTTATCAAAAAATAACTTTACTTGTGATTGAAGTTTTAACATAGGGTCATTAATCATCTTCATAAATTCAACTGGGTTGTTTCTAACAAACACTAAAATATCTCTTCTTAATTCAGCTGTTGAAACTCTTGATGTATCAGCCCCTAGTAAAACACGTGCAATGTTTTCCACTTGTGTCACGTCTAGCTTTCTAGCTTCTATTAAAGCATCAACCTCACTGTTGAAATTTTCAACTTCTTTAACTGCATCTTTTTCCTCGTTTACTTCAACAAATTTTCTGCCGTTGAGTGGGTGATAATATAAAAACTCTTGTAATATAGGATTATCTTTAGGAACTCTTAAAAAGCCGTCTTCAAAAACAATAGGCTCCATAATGACATTTTCATCTTGCTCATCTTCAAAAATTGATTTTTGATTTCTAGCGTAACATAATTCTCTATTAATTTGTTTTTCCTCATCCCAATACAACAATGTATTTCTTTTATTATGATGAGAAGCTAGCATGTAAGATAACGGTGATTCACCGTTTTGCAAGACATATGTCTCTGTTTTTAATGTTTTCTTTTTCATTTTATTAGATTTTATTAGATTAAAAAAAAGGGAGGAGCGAACCCCTCCCCTTATTAATTATCTTCTTAAGCTTTAAATAAGAAGAAGTTATTTGCACCCATAGTACATACACATCTTTCAGATAAGAAGTTTACAGACATTACGTCTACATCAGACGTAGCTGCTCCTCCTGCTCCACCAGTAATCCATGTTTTATATCTTCTATCTTCAGTTTCTGAAGCTCTATATCTAACATGTAAAAATGGTCTCTTAGCATTTCTACCTAAAATTTGGTCATATACTGTAGTTGAACCTGCTGGCACCATCAATCCATTGATAGCTCCTCCAACTAGGAATCCTCTGAATCCTAAATTTAACGCCATTTCTTCATCATTGTCAAAAAGACCATAAGAAGAACCACCGTTTCCATATGAGTTTTGTGAAGCTAACATATCATCAATGTCAAAACCAAATTGTCTATTTAAGAATAATACATTCTCTTCAATAGAACCTTGCTTATCTAATCTTTCGATAATTGCATCGAAGTCAGCTAAGACAGTTGGGTTTCCACCTGACCATACATTTCCTCTTGTCCCCACTACGTGGAAGATACCTTCTGAACCTTTGTTACCTGCTATACCTGCTGCATTCGCAATAGCTCCTGAAGCTGCTTCTGCTGGAACTGCTTCCACCATAGCTGTTTCTAGGTAATCGTCAAAACGTAATCTTGTGTCGTGCTCAGACTTTAGATACCATAGATATCCATTAGCCCCGTCTTCACCTGAAATTTCAATCCATCCGATTTGAGCCATATCCGAACCATTCACCTTGTAAGTATCTTTTAAGATAATAGGTGAATTAGAGAATATAGAATCGTCAGAGATTAAAGTTTCTGGCATACCAACTTGACCTTTTTTAAATTCTGAACCGTAAATAAATACATCACAATCAACTGCTGCTGCCATAGTTTGACCTCCAGCTTCATAATAAGCTACGTCAAACGTTCTGTTAGGATAATCTACAGCTGTTACAACTGCTTTGTTAGTGAATGTAGACCCTGGTGTAGAGTCAGAGAACATAACAGTGTGTCCAACTCTTATAGCAATTCCTCCTGCTGCACCAGTTTGTGGCTGTGTAGCTGGAATTATTTGAGCTGCTGGAACTGTCCATGTAGCAGTGTCTTGAGCCGCTGCTGCACCTGATGTTACTCCTGTATATTTTACGTGTAATCTACCTTGCTCCGCCCAGATTACTTTATCTGAGTTTGAAGGCATTTCAGCACCTACCATTCTTAAGAATGATGATACTGTTCTGTTACCATAACGTTCGAATTCTTTTTCATACGTATCTGGAAGATAAGTACTTAAGAAATCGAAGTTATTGATATAATTAGTGGATGTTGTAATCTGCTGCGCACTTGGCTGCAACTGATAATTTAACAAGCCACCTGTTTCAATACTTCCTGGCATAATTTCTAATTTTTTTTAAGTTTAATAAATCATTTTCTAATTCGTGAACTCTTAATTGTTAATCTGTTTCCAGAGTCATTATTAACAGTTCTAATTTGCGTCCCTCCCTGTTTAACAACTTCGGGCGCAGAGCGTAACTTCATATTTATATTTTTAGTTTTACGCGCATCGCTTTCTATTGCTTCAGTTTTACCCTGTTCATAAAAGAACTGAGCAAACTTTTCAGGGTTCATCGCTAATGATAACGCTTTATGATATCCTGGTGCATCTTTCATTAATCCATCTTCTCCTAAATATTTTTGAACAAAGTTCATAATATTTCCTTGAGATTTCTTTAATTCAGTTGCTTCTCCTGGATTGTACATTACGCTATTTTCTCCTACCTTAAACTCAAAACCTTTGAATTCATTCGAAAACACCTCTTCTGTTTTTTGTGCAAACCAATCAGCTTTTCTTTTTTGCTGTTCTGCTTGCGTTTTCGCATCATCAACATATTGTCTATACTGGTCTAATTCTTGTTGAGCATCATTAGATAAAACTTCCTTGCTTGACTCAAGCGGTTGTTTATACTTATCTTTCTGCTCATTAAAGTATTTTCTAGCTTCAACAATTTTTCTTTTCTTTGCTAACTTTATTTTTTTAATAGTTTTTTCATCATCAATATCTGCATCAAATGTATAATCATCCATTAAGGCCTCTACATCTTCTTCATCTATTGCTGCTTCACTGTCTAAAAAATATTCAGTTAACAAAACATCAGGATTCATTTCGTCAAAATCTCGATTAAGTTTTACATAATCATTAATTCCACGCCCTGTTTCCTTTTTATATTTAAAATACGCTGCGACATCTTCAGGTAATTCTTCCTTTTCTTCTCGCTTTGCCATTAAATCATCAAATGATTCTATAGGCTTATCGTATCTATTTCTTATATATTCAAGAACATCTTTTTCTTCTAAAGATTTTTGTTCTGTTGGCACAGCTTCTGCTTCTTGTTGTGGCTCTGTAGCTGCTTCAACACTTTTTTCTTCTTGAATAGTTTGTTTTTCTTCGTTTTCTTTTAGTAGTTTTTCTTCTACTTGGGCAGCAGATTCTTCTACTTTCCCTACTTCTCTAACTTTTAATTCCATTTAATTTAATTTTTTACAAAGTTAATAATTATTTTAATGTTAAATTTAAGCTTATCTAGGCTCAAACTCTGATAAATCAAAACCATCTAAACTGTCTTCATTTGACTCAAACCGTTGAGGTGGTAAATTGTTTTTTCTTTGATTTATTAATCTAGACTGTTCATTGTTAGCCTGACTAATTCGGTCAGATTTAGCTTTTTCTCTTTGCATTTCTCTATCTCTCAATCCTCTTTCGCTAATATCTCTTAATTGTTGATTATAGCCAAATTCTTTATCCATTAAGGTTCCTTTTAATTGAGCTTCCGCATTTAACCTTTCAATCTCAAAAGCTACCTTGGCTTGTTCTAATTGCATTTTAGCTTGACTTTCAGCTTGAATTTTTTGCATAGCTGTTTCTGCTGCCATTTGTTGAGACTGCATTTGTATCTGCCCTTGCTGCTGTTGCTTCTGCATTTCGAACTGTCTATCTCTTTCTTCTTTACTTTTACGCTTCATTTTTAAAAGCTGATTTGCTAGCTTTAGATTATGAATTTCTCTAATATCGATTGCATCCTCTAAATTTATATCACCTTTTTGTAAAGCCATTTGAATATTTTGTTCCAGTTGAGCTTTTTCTTCTGCATCAGGAGTTACTTCAATGAAAATACCAAAATCATATATATACAACTCATTCATTTCTTGCAAAATAGTTACATTGTATTTACCTATTTGATTTGCAAATTCATCTTTAAACTCTGCGTATTCTAAAATATCCGCCATTCTATAAGATAACCCTTCTGCTAATGTTCTGTATATATATAAAGAACCATCTAAAATATGACGCGTAGCTGTGTTTGAATTTAAAGAAGCTAATTTTTGAATACCTACTAATGCATTAGGGTCAGGATTACTACCGTCTTTGGCTTCACTTAATCCCGTTACCTGTCTAATCATGTTGATGTAGTTATTCATATTGGTAATAAGCATTTGTGTTTTGTTAGCCCCCGAGTTAGAAGTTAATTGTTGTATAGGTATTTTACCTTGATTGTATTCCCCCTCTTGTGTGTAACTTCTACCTACAACACTACCAGTTTGAAAATATAATCTTAACGCGTCTTCTGGGTTGTATGCATTACCCGTACCTAAGTCTACTTCATTTAATCCGTCTGCATCTATATATACACCATCAGGAACAGTTCGTGATATTACTTGCTGTAATTTTAAATGAGTAAGCTGAATTAAATCTGCAAATGGAATCATTCTTTTTGTTAAGGATTCGATTCTGCCTTTATACATTCGTGGAGAAGTTGCAACATAATTAGGTAAAGCTGCTTGAGTAGCAGATTTTGGTCTTACCATGTTTTCCATTAATTCCCACTTAAGCATAATGTTAGTACCCATTACCATAATACCATCATACCAAACATCAATAGTTTTAGATATTTTTCTAAAATTGTTTTCTTCCATCATTTCTTCTGGTGGATTAAAAGAATCATCTTTCTCTATAATTTTAGTAGCACCATTTTCATTTACTTTCTTTTTGTAAACATATTTTTTAGTAGTCTTGTAGTTAAAATACATTAACGTAACAGTGTCTTTATAAAAAATATCATTATTGTAATATTGACGCATGTTAAAATAATCATACCACATTTGACTGTATTGGCTAATTTCTTTTAAGTCGTCTAGCGTTAAAGACTGGTCTATCTTCATTAATTCTGTTATAGCAACAGTTTTAATTTCTCCCCAATAAAAACAATCTTTATATTGTGGGTCTTCTGTATAACTATGAATTAAATTAGCTGGGTCAACATATTTTACCTCGACACCGCTTCCAGGTAAAAACTCATGTTTTGCACAAGCCATTCCTAAAACAGTTAAATCATAATCTAATCTTTTTCTAGTGTCATCATAATGATTTTCAGCAAATATAGTGTCAATCCCTTCTTCTTCTGCTATCTCTATAGCAGGCTTATAATTTAACTGCATATATAACGCAAGTTCTTCATCGGTGTTGGGAAGGTCATCAGGAGACATTGTAAAAGGGTCAGCACCTGTGCCTTTTTGAATAACGCTTAACAGTTCTTTAGAAACCATTTGTGCTTCTATCATATCTTGAAAAGCACTACGTTTTGATTGGGACATAGCGTCTTGCGCGTAAGCATTGACTTTAAATAATCTGTCATTCATTCCATTCACAACTAAGTCTACAAACTTAGGTATTATAGGAACGATTGACCAATCAAGATTTAAATAAGACAAATCTCCGTCTACTGCTAATTCGTTTTTATATTTGGCTATAGGTTGTTCTCCACGAGCATACAACCGTAATCTGTTAAAGTCTTG